TAGGAACTGGAACTGCTTCAACTAAATCACGCAACGGTAATGTCACACCAATGGAACTTGCACATACTAATGTGGAAGCAACAATGGCAGACTATTATGCTCCAGAATATATTGATAAACTGGACGAACTAAAGACCAACATTGATGAGCGTCAAGCTGTAGCACAATCTGCTGCTGCTGCTCTTGGTCGTAAGACAGATGAACTTCTGACTGAGGCTATGGATGCGGGTGCTAACTCCACTCAAATTCACGATACGTCAAGTGCTTTGGAAAAAGCTGACCTTCTGTCTCTCTTTGAGACATTTGGTTCTGCTGATATTCCAGAGGACGGACAAAGATACCTTGCGATGAACTCAAAGGGTTATGCTGATTTGTTTGGAATTACAGAGTTTGCTAGTTCAGACTTTGTTGGCGAACAGAACCTGCCATATGCAGGTGGCATGACAATGAAAGAGTTTCTTGGCTTTAAGGTATTCTCAACATCTGCTGTTACAGCAGGTAAGAACCTGGCTTACCATACTTCTGCTGTTGGTCTTGGTGTTGGCGCTGATGTCACAACCGAGCTTAACTATGTAGCAGAAAAGGCAAGTCACCTTGCAACTTCAATGATGTCAATGGGCGCAGTAGTTATCGATGATAATGGTATCTACGAAGTTCTTGACAACAATTCATAGGAGGATTGAACATGGCTTATAGTGCAGCTGGTTTAACCAGACTCGCAGGTGGTTCAGGTGTAAATCTTTATCACTACTCAACAACTGATGCTATCGCCACAGTCAACACAGCAGGTTACTTTAATAGTGCTGCTAATATGTTGAACGTTCGTGATGTCATTATTGTTGCTGACACAAACACACCAACAACTAGTTTTGTAAGTGTTTTGTCTAACACTGGTTCAGTAGTAGATGTTTCTGACGGAACAGCTATTGCAGAAACCGACTCCGACTAGGGGTAGTGGAGGCGAGGGACTCCCTTCACTCGCCTCCATTTTTATAAATGACATCAGAAGCAAGCAATAGTGCAATAGACGTAGCTAGTCGGGCTTTGATCCTCATAGGGGCAGACCCGATAACATCGTTTTCTGAGACAACAACAGAAGCTACTGTTGCCTCTAATCTTTATGAAGATGTTGCAAGGTCATCCCTTACAAACACAAGATGGCGTTTTGCAACCAACCAAGCAGTTCTCAATGCACTTTCAGATGCACCTACTGGTAGATTTGATATAGCGCATCAACTTCCAAGTGATTTACTTATGCTGCATGCATTAACAGTAAATGATAATCTAATAGAGTACACACAATATGGTGACAAAGTTTTTAGTAACCGCACATCTGCAGATAGTGTGGTGGCTGACTTTACATTTAGAGCTAATGAAGTTACCTGGCCTAGCTACTTTACACTAGCTGTAGAGTATATGTTAGCGTCAGTATTTGCTGGTAGCATTGCTCGTGACCCTGAGCTATCACAACAAATGCTAGTATTCCATGATCGGTTTATGGGCAAAGCAAGAACACTTGATAGCCAAATTAGCACTACCAGAAAAATAGCTACATCAAGGTTTATTACTGACAGGAGAAGCTAATGGCAAGAGTACGTATACCTTTGCCCAGCTTTGAGTTTGGTGAGCTTAATCAATCTTTAACATCGCGTGTAGATACACAAGTATATACATCCGCTGCAGAACAAATTAGAAATCTATACATTAGAGCCGAGGGTTCTGTGGTCAAAAGACCAGGGACTAAACGTCTATATAACTTTTCTGCACCATCATATGATGCATCAAAGCGTATGCAGCTTAGGCTAGAGCCTTTTGTATTTAGTGATGATGAAAAGTATATTTTTGCATTTAGCGATAACAAGCTTGATATATTCCAAATAAACGCCTCCACTGATGCAGTGTCACATATTCAAGCTATAACAACTGATGTAGATAGTGTTACTGTTCCTTGGGATGTTACCTATCTTGAGTCTTTTACATATGTGCAAAAAGGTGATGTCTTCTTTGTTACACATCCATTTTTTGCTATTCGTAAGATAGTAAGAACATCTTTAACTACATTTCAAGTAGAAAAATTTGCATTTGATGAATCACCAGCAGGTGATTTAACCTATATGCCATTCTTTTCATTTCAAAGCCCAGGTGTAACTATTACGCCAACAGATACGCAATCATACACAACAACTGCAGCAGAGGCTATTGACTCTTCAGAAACAACAATAACACTGACCAGTGCAAGCGACTTTCCAAGTTCTGGTAGATTTTTAGTGGGTTCTGAGGTAATTACTTATACAGGTAAATCAACTAATGACCTTACTGGATGTACTCGAGGTGCATTCAATACAACAGCAGCGGCACACGATAATGGATCAACAGCTACATACTGCCCAAAGGTGACGACAAGTGCCGCATATTTTAGTACTGCATATATTGGGCTAAGATTACGCATAGGTGATTCGGAAGTGTCTATTGTTGGCACAAGTGGTACAACACAAGCAGCTATAGTAGTATTAGATGTTATAAGAACAACTCTTGATGTAGATGCAATTCGCACAATTGATGGCACAACAACCATACAAATAACACATGCATTGCATGGTTTGGCTACTGGCAATAGCGTCACTATTGATAGAGCAGCAGCTGTTGGTGGCATTAATGCCAATCAAATAAATGGCTCAAGAACAATTACTGTATTAGATGAAAACCTGTATGAGGTGACTGCAGGGGCTAGTGCAAATCTTTCTACTGATGGTGGCGGACAACCTCGTATAGCATCTACGGCGGCTACGACAGAATGGGCAGAGCAAAGCTATTCTGCTCTTCGCGGCTATCCAAGTGCAACAACATTCCATGAAAATAGATTATGGTTTGCTGGTACACTTTCACAGCCCGACCAAATATGGGCATCAAAGTCAGCAGAGTATTTTAACTTTGATATAGGCGCAGCATTAGATAATGACTCCCTAGACCTGACATCCAATGTTGGTGACATTTTTACTATTAGGCATCTTGTAAGTAATCGTGACCTACAAATATTTTCTACTACCGCAGAGCTATATATTCCAACAAGCACGACTAAGCCTATTACGCCAACAAGTGCGGTTATAAGAAGACAGACACCATTTGGTACAGGTTTTGCCAGGCCAATACCTCTTGATGGTGCAACACTATTTACTGATCGAAGCGGCAAGTCTGTCCGTGAGTTTTTGTTTACTGAGGGTGAAGATGCTTACACTGGTGGTAGTATATCCGCATTAGCATCGCATTTGGTTGTAACGCCAACACAACAGCTAGTAGTTTCTGGTGCAACGAATAGACCAGAAACATATGCATACTTTGTAAATAGCGATGGCACTCTTGCTATTTTCTATACCATAAGAGGCGAGAAGAAGCAGGGCTGGTCACTATGGAATACACAGGGTAAGTTTCATTCTGTTTGTACGATAGAGAATAGATTGTTTGTAGCATCTGCTAGAGATGATGGTAGTGGTACGACAAAATACTTTTTAGAAGAGTTTGATGATGAAATGCCAATGGATTTTTGTGATACATTTTCTGCGTCGAGTGGGGTATTTGGCAGTCTTGGTTCTCATTTTGCTAACAATGCTGTTGTAAAAGTAGTCAATGGAACTGACTATCTTGGTGAGTTTACAGTTGGAAGCGCTCAGATAGATGTAAGCGCAGCAAAAGATAGTGTCAGCACAGGCTTTCTTGGATATTCATTTACCCCACTACTTAAGACATTACCCATTGATAGCTATGGCACTAGGCTTGGTGTACAAATGACAGGTATGCCAAGAAAGCTAACGAGTGTTGTGTTAGACTTAGTAGATACAATGTCTATATCAGTAAACTCAAATGATTTGATAACAAGAAATGTAACTGATGATATGTCTCAAAATAGAGAGCCAGTAACAGGTAAAAGGGAGTTTAGATTGTTAGGTTATAGTCGTGACCCTAGAGTTGAAATATCACAAAGCGCACCTTTGGATATGCAGCTTAATGGCATGGTAGTAGAGGTAAGTAGATAATGTGGCAGTATATAGCAGCAGGTGGTGCTTTAATTTCTGCAGGTATGTCTTACAAAGCAGGATATACTGCTAGACAACAGGCAAAACTTAACGCAAAACGTGAAGAATATAGGGGTCGTGTAGAGGCAGAACAGCGCAAACTTAGAGCGCAACAGCAACATGCAGACCGCTTTCAAGTTTACATAGAAGATGATGCCACAAATATTGCTTTAGTTGGTATTACTGGTAGAGACATAAACGATAGAAGCATACAGGCTATGCGTGATAGACAAGAAAAAGTTGTTGCTACAGATTTGAGCCGTATTGATACACAAGCAGATATGGAGATAGATGCTGTATTTACACAAAGCCAACTTACGCAATCTCGTTTCCGTCAACAAGGCAGCGCTGCTTATAAACAAGGTATGGCTAGTGCTATAAGCAGTTTGACAGGCGCAGCACGAGATATGGGTTAAAACTATGGTAGAATTTATAAAACGCTCAAAACAAACTGCAACTAATCAACCTATTGGTGTAGTTCGTATTACTAATGATGATGGAGGTATGTTTCGTGCAAGAATGGCAATGGCACAAGCAGTACAAGGTGTTGCAGATTTTAGTATTGCAA